AAATAATAGGTAATATTTCTGATACTATTCCCTATTTTATTTTTAAGGGTTCCCTATATCTATTACTGTATTTATTATTAATATTTAATTACATATATAATATTTAATATTAGTTATTTTATTTAGTTATATTTATTATACTCTACGTCCAAAAAAATAATTAATAAAAGACAAGTAGCTCATCAGGACAGACGAAGCCGACAGAAGCCGATTGAGCGATTCTGATGTAATTTATCTAATAAGAAGTTAAAGACGTTGTACGAGGCTCCTAGATACCTCATATTAGATGATAAACAAGTTAAAGGCTTGTCAGGATTATACCTAAAATAAATATTCAGAATTTTTAAAATATTTTACTTGTTAGTGTGTATTTTTCTTCAATACAGGTTATAATATAGATATAGGTTCCCCCATAACCTATCGTATCTAGTTTTCTCCTCCTCTGATTCGTGAAATCTTAGATACATGTTTTGTTAGGCATATTATCCTTCTCACTTTGAATAGGTTGATTTTTCATTCGTTTTATGTTAACACGCTCTTAAATGAAACGGATTAGCCCTGTCTGGTATGTACGTACCGTGATGGGGCATTTTTTATGTCCACGAAAATAGGGAGTTACCTTATATATGGTATAATAGAAGTAAGGACATTTCCAACAAAATCAACTACTTAGTACTATATTAATAAATAGGGTGTGGTTTTATTGACCTCATATCAAAAAGATGAAAAATGGAATAAAGCAAAGCAACTGTTAGCTACAGGTTTAACTTGGATTGAAGTGGTTAGTTACTACAGGCTCTTAGGTGGAACGAAAGTGAAAGTGTACTCCATCCTAGAACGAGAGAAGTTGTTAATCATGGATATGACTGGAGATAAAAATGTAGCCTTAATAGATGCGAACGGGGAAATAGTCTATGCAAGTTATCTCGATGTCAAGAACAGTCGCAAGGTTTTCGAATACAGATAATTCAGAATATTCCCTATTTTATTTGAATAGAAGGTGGAATGCAAATGGGATTCTGGAGTTTCCTAAAGAAAGCTCCTTCGGCAAATCCATTAGAATTATTGAATCCAGAGGACAAGCACTCTGAGATTTCTACGATGATTCGACAGATTGAAGAAGAGCAAATTATGAAGAGTACGACAGCAGAAAAAGGTAAAGCCAAAGCTTATGAAGAACCGATATTAGGTCAATTCTCAATTAACCCTGATTACAAAGAGGCGCCGTCAAAAGATGGCAACTACAACCTGTTAGAAAATTTAAAGTTGTGGTCACGAAAGAACATCATTGTTAATGCTATCATCAACACCCGTGTTAACCAAGTTTCGATGTTCTGTAGCCCGGCTCGATACAGTTCGAGAGGTGTAGGGTATGAGGTTCGATTAAAAGACCCATTTAAAGACCCGACTACACATGAAGAAGCTGCAATCAAACGAATAGAAGACTTCCTTCAATATACAGGAAACATGAAGGATGACTACACACGAGATAACTTCCGCGGATTCATTAAGAAGATTATCCGTGACCGCCTTATTTATGACAAGATTAACTTCGAATTAATCTACGATAAGCAGGGCGAACTTAATCGTTTCAAAGCGGTAGATGCTTCTACAATTTACGTAGCGGTTGATAAAGAAGGGCGCGAACCTAAAGGTAAGGATTCCGAGAAGTTCGTACAGGTTTTAGACCGAAGAAAAGTAGCGGCATTCAAAGCGAAAGAGATGGCTTGGGAAGTTCATAACCCGCGTACCGATATTACGGTAGGTCGATATGGTTATTCTGAGCTAGAACTAGCAATGAATCATTTACAGTACCATGAGAATACAGAGCTATTCAACGCTCGTTACTTTGCTCAAGGTGGTACAACTCGTGGATTACTTCACATTAAAACTGGACAAGACCAATCGAGACATGCTTTACAGGCATTCCGTCGTGAATGGCAAACAATGTTTAGTGGTATCAACGGCGCTTGGAAGATTCCGGTTGTATCAGCAGAGGATGTTAAGTTCATCAATATGACTCAATCATCGAGAGATATGGAGTTTGAAAGATGGCTAAACTATCTAATCAACGTTTTATGTAGTATCTACGCTATCGACCCATCGGAGATTCACTTCCCGAACCGTGGCGGAGCTACTGGTAGTTCTGGTAGCACACTAAATGAAACAAGCGCAAGAGAAAAGAACCGTATCTCTCGTGACAAAGGACTAGAGCCTCTATTAAAATTCATTGAGGATGCAATCAATAAATACATAGTTTCACAGTTTGGTGATAAATACATATTCACATTCGTTGGTGGAGATGCACAGACAGAACGTGAAATCTTAGAAACTCTTGAATTACAATCTAAAGTCGGTCTTACATTTAATGATATCCGTAAGAAGCTTGGCTATCCTCCAGTAGAGGGCGGAGACGTAATCAACAGTGGTGTTCACGTACAAAGTCTAGGTCAAATCATGCAAGAGAAAATGATGGAGCAACAGTTCGCATTGCAGAAGCAAGAAGCAAAACAAGCGAATGCAGCAGCTAAAACCAAGACCTCCACACCAACCAAAGAGCAGTCAGAAGCACAGCAGAAAGGGATGAACGGTGACTCTAAAAACGTCAACGGTAAAGGAACCTATAACAAGACCGTAGGTAAGGATGGTCAAGTAAAAGGAGCTAAA